CTTCCTTATTTGCAGACTTATCTTCTGAAGAAGTATTTGCCTGATCTTCCCCAAGTCCCGACTCTACCTGCTCCAAGCTCGGCAGTAACAGAGGGTCTAGATATGGAACGTCTGCCACAGGCGGATAAAAAATTGTTTTAGGTGGATTGAGAATATCATTTGTTTCTGGTAAATTTGGGTAATATATCTCATCCATATGTGGAAAGAAGCGTTTATTAAATCACTTACACCTATTTCTTTGATGGTGCTTTTTTTGATTGTTGGTCTAGCTCCACTATACTTGTTGGCTGGTTTAATGACTCGTTCTTTTTCAGCAACAACTCACCAAACTGAACACCGCCCTGCAGAACGTTGATATTTAAAGTTGCTTCATCAAAAACTTTTTTTGCTTGATCTCTTGTTTTAATTTGTTTGGCAAGTTCTTCTTTCCACTCCAAAATTTGCTTTTGTGTTGCTGCTTGCATTAGTTAACCTCCGTAAGATTCATTTTGTACTGTTTACCATTTCTGTTGTTTAACATATAAATACTATCTTCACCTTCTTGCAATGTCCAGTCACCCCAAGTACCATCTACTTTATTTGGATTATCTGCTGAGTTTGCAAAGTGCATATCATTAATAAATAAGTTTGCATACCTAGCAGATGAACTACCTAAATCTCTAGTATTATTACCATCTGGTATAACATCATGGGTAGTTATATCTCCCGTAAACTCACCGCCAGAAGTAGGTATACCAACATTTGCACCAGCAGCAATACCATCTAATTTATTATGATCTGCGTTAGTAAAGTTATTATCTGTTTGTGATGCAACAGAAAAGTCTAGTGTTCCGTCTGAGTCTTGATATGTAACTGTTATTCCTGATTCTGAATTACCAGAAACCATTGCACCAACAATATCTTGGACTTGTTCGTTAGTAAGTGTTGCAGTTATATAGCCCGCACCATTTGTAAGCTGATTATTATTAGTTACATTTGTGGCAGAGGCAGCAATACCATCTAACTTATTTTTTAAAGTAGTTGTAAAATTTTCATCAGTTTGACTTGCAACAGAAAAATCTAATGTACCATCACCATCTTGATATGTAACAGTAATCCCAGATTCGGTATTACCAGTAACCATGCCTCCGACAATATCTTGTACTTGCTCATTAGTCAGAGTCGCAGTTATATAACCAGCGCCATTTGTAATGTTTGCATTATTTAAAGAAATATTTGCTGTTCCATCAAAACTTACACCCGCAATAGTTCTAGCAGTTTCCAAAGCTGTTGCAGTTGCAGCGTTTCCAGATGTATCTTGGTTAAGTGTTGCGACTCTTGCGGCTGCTAGTGTTCCAGAAGATATATTTGAAGCGTTTGTTGTGTCTGTGGTAGCTGAAGATGCAAGTCCAAGCATAGTGCGAACATTTGCAGGTGTTATTTCTTCAATAACCCCTGCACCACTTGAATCTCTACCTAAAATTCTGTTTGTTGCTGATACATTTTGAATTTTTGCATAGGTAACAGCATCATTATCAATAGTAAAAGTCGCACCGCTATTACTGACAGTTATATCACCTTTGTCTCCATCATCAATTCCACCGCCACCTGATATTTCAGCTATTGAATTATCGTCTTTTTTTGTAAATAATTTTCCGTTATCAGTTCTAATTGCTACCTCGCCAACAACTAGATCACTTGCACTTGGGTCGCTACCACTTGCATTTTTAAGTTTGATTGTAACTGCCATGAGATCACCTCCTTAAAAATAAATTTCTAATAGGTGCCCCCATTTACATCAAAACCAGAAGTCGCACCATCTTCAAGAAATGTAACCAGATCGCTGAGTGCTACCTGCTTCATAGTCCCGTTGTCATTGCAAACAAATCTATCTGCAGTTGCAAGTGTTGTTGATGTTGCAGATGTGCCTCCATCAATAATATTTAGTTCAGCAGTTGTAACTGTTGCACCATCAAGTATTGCAACTTCTGTATTGGTTAAATCAGCTAAAGCATCTGCAGTGTTTTGAGCCATTGTTGCAAGCTCAGTAAGTTTATCGCTATGTGGTTCAACATCTGTTCCTATAGCCAAGCCTAATGCTGTGCGTGCAGCGGATGCACTTGTCG